CACCCATCTGTAAACAATTACGGATAGCATCCTCATCAAAGTAAGGCATGTTACGTAGCTGTCTAAGTTGAGATTTGTTTAGTTTGTGTCGGTGAATAATATATTCGCATTCTTCAATACTAGTAGCTGCAGGGTCTGGATACAAATCCCAACAACTCACAAATTCAATTCTAGGAACTCTAACCTCTAAAGGGTTATAATTTCTTTCTCCGTCTTCACCATCATCCCATTTGTGAAGTTTTTTATTAAAGTTAAATGGTCCTTTTACAATCCCTGTACCTAGTAAAGCAGATTCTAAAAGAGCACTTCTAATTTCTGAAGAACCTTTTGATTCTTCTATTTGGTCATGAATAAGTTTTTCCATTCTTCTTGCAGCTTTTTGTGCAGGAGAAATTTCTAACATTGTAGGTATAGGACTAAAGCCTTCAACCAATTTGTCTTCTACTTTATCTTCTAAAGAAGTTTCAATAACTCCATTACTAAAAGTTGTACCAGGTTTTAAAGTTCTACCGTCTCCTTCATAACCAATATCATATGGGTTATCTAATTTATTTCCATCAACATCTCCAGGCAAATCACCGCCACCCATTGTGCTTTCAATACCAGGTGCTGCTGTTTGAGCATCTAAATGAGCACTTGCTAATTCACCTTCGGGTATTTTAGTTTCAGAAATACCAATAGGAAATTTACCTGTACCAAAGATTACATCAACTAGTTGACCAAAAGCAGCTAGTACTTTTGTTTTTGTAATTTTTACAAAGATACGAGACTTCTCTGAGTCTCTAAATTTAACAGACTTATTGTAAAGTCCTCTGTAGTTTTCGTATGCTCGTAACCAACGTGATTCATCTGAACGTCTTGCATCTTCAGATATTTGAAATCTACCTTTAATAATACCAACAAGATTACTACGTTGTTCTATTTCAAGAGCAAGAGTTTTACCCGCTTCACCTTCCACTTCTTCATAAAGATTATTAGCGTTTAAAAATGTATTCTCGTTGTCTGCCATAAAACTTTAATATCCAAATGTTGAATCAGAAGGTTGATGTATTTCTCGTTTCAATCCTCTCATTCTTTCTAGTGGGCTTTCCATTCTTGGTCGGCTCATTATCATATAACGCAATGCATCATATGCGTGGTCAGATGCATGTGTATCTACATCTTCTGGATTCGTTTTAGAAAGTGGTATACTTTGTAGTTCTCGTATTAGATTAGGGCAAGTATTAAATATTTGCAGCTTTGGTCTACCATTCTCACGAACCTTTAGAAACTCGTGTATTTGGATTTTGCCTTGTACTCTATTCTTATCTGCACGTCTAAGTTTATGACCTGCTCTAATTAAGGCTTCTCCAACAGTAGGACCAGTAGTACCTGTATTTGCCCAAGCTGCTGTATCTAATACACCCGAGACCGAAAAAGGGTCTTCAAGTTCCATACTTGTTATTATACCACCTAATTCTTCACCTGTCAAGCCTTTTCTGTATAATTCTCTATAAATTATTAAAGTTCCATCATTTATATCAATAGTTCCCCATAAACAACAGCTTTCTGAAGCGTAACCATAGTCAATACCTTTTACTCTTTCCCAAGGTAAAGGTATTTGAAAAGGAGTAATAATGTGTACTTGTGGACTAAACTCTACAAATGCAGCCCCTTCTGCTACATCCCAATTACCTTCAAGCAATTGTCTACGTTGAATCGGTGGTAACGATTTAAGCATTTGCTCATAAACACCATCCTCTGCAAGATAGGGATTATCAGCTAACTTAGCCGGAATAAACTTACGTGTTAAACCATCAGTGCCTTGAAAGCTTGTGTTGTGTTCTGCAGGTTCTATGTATCTTTTCTTTACCCAATGAGAACCGACACCACCAGGGTTGGCAGTACAACGTAAGTAAGTGGTAATAGAGGGGTCAGTAGTACGAAGTCGTGAAGCTAAATAGTTCCAGCTAAACTCTGTGGGCAAATGAGTAATCTCATCAAACCCTATCCAAGAGTAGGCTTGTCCTTGATATCTGTACACGTCTGCATCTCTTTCAAGGAATCCAAACTCTACCTTCGCACCACTGGGAAAATTCCAAAGCTTTTCAACTTCTCTGAACTTAGCACCGGGGAATGCTTGTGGGTATAACTCACGAGACTTGTCAATCATCTCACGAAGTTCTGGCATAGACCTTCTAAGTATTAAAGCTCTATGTGCTTTTTTATGGCAATACCTTAGTGGGTCAATAATCATAGCATATGATTTACCACCACCGGCAGCTCCACCATAAAGAACATCTTTTTCTCCCGCAGCAAGAAAGTCTGTCTGTGGACCTTCGTTAGCGTGAAAAATAACTTTAGAATTTTTTAAAGTTTCTTGTATAGAAGACGTGGTTGTTTGTAACTCAGCTTCTGTAACAACTTTCGATGTTGTTTTTTCTGTAGCTTTTTTAAGAACTTCTTGTTCTGTTTTTAATCTAGTTTCTTTTTCTTTTAATTTTTTCTTTGCTTGAGCAAGTTCTTTTTTCTTTTTAGCTAAAGTTTTTTTACGTCTTGATTCTAAAGATGGACCTTTGTCAATATAGTTTTTTAAAGAAACATGACTTAGTTTTCTATTTGTTTCTTGCTCAATTAAACTAGAAGCTTCTCGTAACGAACACTTCTGCTCTCGAATTAAATTAAGATACTTATGTAAAACCTCTAGCTGTTGAGGTATGGGTTTAAAGTATCCTTCTATTTCACTTAGTTCATAACCAAATGGAATTGTTTTACTTTTCTTTTTTAGATACTCCGGAGGTATTGTCATTTCTTTTTCTTAATAGTTTTACTAAATCATCCCACTTATAAAGCTGTTGAGTTACATCATCCCAATACCATCCTTTATTCATTATATAATCCACATAATAATAAATGCTGATATAAATCCTATACCACACATAACACTCCAGACTTGCATGTCTGTAAGTTCATTAGTATTAATAAGACTATTTACTTTTTTTTCTAGTAGTTCTTTTAACATTTGTTTTTCTCTTTGTTGTTTGTTTCTTTGGTGTTAGAAAATCTTTTATTGCTTCTAACCATTTTTTAATCATTGTCATTGTTCTTCTCCTCGGTTTTCTTTTTACCGAATATTCTATCCCAATTGTCTCTATAATCTTGTGTATAGAATCCAGGTCTAGGATTAGCACCCTTGCTTCCATGAGTATTTTTATATATAGGTGACCTAAATGTTATTGGCTTTTCGTCACTACCTATTTGTTTACCCATTATCTTTTCCTTGTATACATTTATGCCATTCTTCTAATACTATTTCTTCAGAATAAGCAGCATAATAAATGTCTTTACACTTGTCAAACTCATTGTTGTTTGATGTTGTTACACAACTCATCAACAAAACTAAACCAAGAGTTCGTATTACCACTTCACTCTGTTAGCCCAATAAGCTGCTGACATCTTACCTTTAGCAATGTTTCTTCTGTGTCTTGCTTTAAATGATTTACGTTTAGCTTTCATTTTAGCTGATTCACCTGCTTTAGGTTTACCGGCTGTTGAAGCTCCTTGTTCTCCAAACCTAATGGTTTTAATTTTATTACCTTCTTTAGCAACAACGATGTGAGACTTAGTAGGATGGTTGGGAGTACGCTTGGGTTTGTTATAACCACTAACTCCTGCTCGTTTTAATCTACCGTCTGCTTTACCACCTTTAGCCATTCTAAACTTTGCTGTCTTTTCTGCAGTCTTTTTAGGTTGAGGTACATGTTGTTTACCTTCTTTATTACCTTTAGCTTTTGCTGCATTGGTTGCAGCTTTTTCTGAAGAACTCAGTGCATCCCAAGCTTTATCAGGTAAGTATCTTTTTTTACCTTCACTTTTAGAACCATCGGAGGTTCTCCATTTTTGTTTACCCCAATCTTCTAAAGACTGTTGAGACTTTGCTTTTCCCATTACTTGTATCCCCCACCAGCTTTCTTGTATGCTTTAGCTAACATTTGAGCTTTACGTGCAGACCATTGACCTGCTTTACCACCCTTAGTTCCTGCTTTAATTCGTTGAAATATTCTTTTACGTAGTCCAGGCTTAGTATAGTTACCTGCTTCATTTACTTTTGATTTAGCTTTACCACCTTTTCTAAACTGTAATCTATTTAATAACATTAGTGTACTATCCTATCATCTTCTTTGGGTATTGTATTTAAATATTCTTTTTCTAACTCATCATCTACATAGATGCTGTCTAACTCACCAACAACAACTAAGTGATTTTGAGCTGCTGCTAGTTCTGCTTTCTCATAAGAGGAAGCTACGATGTTAGGACCTGCAAAAGTTGTACCATAAGCTTCTATTTCAGTCAGAAATATCTTCATAGTCTCCATCTTCTGCTCTTAGGTTTATAGTTTCTTTTTCTGGAAGAATAAATATCCCACCATTAACGTTATGATTAACGTCTACTCTATCATGTTTACCTAAACCAACACGGTCTAGGATTGTTTGTGCTGCTTGTACTTTAACATTAGCTTGTGGTATGGAATCTTCTGATGTCATAACCTCTACTAACTTAAAAGCAGCTTTAGGGGCTTCCCTTGCAAGTACATTTTGGGCTAAATCTACTACTTCTTCTTTTAATGATTGTAATACTTGATAGTGATTGCCGGAGTACCCTGCAAGTTCGGCTGAAAGCTTTAAGTCACCCTTAGTTTCAATAAGATTATTCAGAAAACTTTGTTGTTTATCTGTTAATTTACGTTGTGAGGGTAAGTTCTGCATACCTTTATTATACATGCTCATAGAAATTTGTCAAGTTTTTTAGAAAAAAAAGAATATATTCTCTAAAGGGCTTGACAAAGTAGAAATATACCTATATAATACCTTTAGGTCCCCCAGGGTTTGTATAGTAACAAGTATCACCCCCACAATAACAGGTACTTTATAGACTTTAAAGTTACACAAGCCCGACCAAGCCTGTTGAGTCTCCAACTTAACACTTGAAAATCCCTGGAAATGTATAAGATTTAGTATATATATGGGGGACCGGGGGCGGTACTCTGCCTACCCCTTATCAAGACTTTTTAATCTTGATAAATCTTGATAAAAAATAGTTCTAATTCTAAAGACTTTAAAGAATTTTGAAGTCTTGAAGTTTTTGCTGTGAAGTTTTAAAAGTTTTTGAAGTCTTGAAAGGTTTTTGAAGTTTGAACAATGAAAAATAAAGAGTTGAGAGCTAGTAATTTAATTTAAGAACCCTTTACAGACTTTACAGCTCTCATATAACTAATTGAGCTTGGGACGTTTAAGTGTTCTTGATAGGTAGTATTTGTTAATCCTTAACTTCTCATTAAATAACTTAGTGTTAATTACACTTTACAAGCTCATAAGAGCTTATTAGAGAGCTTAAAAAATTAAATAGGTTGTAG